GGTCGGGCGAACCCCAAACATCCCCTAAATATAGGGTTAAAAAATCGTGTAAAGGGGTTTTTGACAAGGGCGGTGTAGAAATGCTAAAATGCGCGGCGAAACGGAGGTTTGGAAAATGAGCGACGGCATATCAGTTAGAGCATTCGCAAAGCAAGTGGGTGTTTCTCATGTCCGCATAGGCGAATTAGTCAAAGCGGGACGCATACCGCAAAATGCGGATGGTAGTATTCCGCTTGCGGAGGGATTAAAGGTATACGAGGCAATGAAAACAGCACCGAGAAATAAAGGCGGCAGACCGCGCAAGGATGGCAAGCCGCCGAAAGGTTCGCCCGTAGCGGCGGCAACTGAAAGAACGCCCATAGAGCAGATAGACGCGGTGAATGGCGCACGGCAAGCGGAAGCGGTGAATGTCAATTCCGCGATGACAAAAGCAAAACTTGCTGAAACTACCTTCAAGGCGCGGTTGCGTGAGTTGGAATATAAACTCAAGTCGGGTGAATTGGTGGAAAAGACCGCCGTAGCCGCCGAGGGGCGTTGGCTTGCGGAGCAGTTGAAAGCAAAATTGATGGCGATACCGCCGCGCATTTCCTCTTTGTGTGAAGGGCGCGTTGCTCGTGAGATTGAGGAAATCATTACGGACGCATTAAACGGCGCACTTAAAGAATTGCAGAAGTGCGAATACACGAAATCATGAGCGCATTCATAGAGGGATTTAAGGAAGCATTTAAGCCGCGCTCCAAAATGACAGGGAGCGAATGGTCTGACTGTTATCGTTATGTTGCGCCAGGCACTTCGCCAGAGCCAGGCGAGTGGCGCACTTCTCGCGTTCCGTATTTGAGAGAGCCGTTGGATTCAATGACGGATAGGCGAACGGAAATGGTTGTTATGTGTTGCTCGTCACAGATAGGCAAGTCGGAAGCGTTGCTAAATGTAATGGGCTACTACATAGATCAAGACCCTTCGCCGATGCTGATGTTGCAACCGACACTTGAAGCGGCGGAGAACTTTTCAAAAGAGCGTATTGATCCAACGATTCGATATTCGCCTGCGCTTGCTGATAAGTTAGTTGAAGCGGCGGAAGGTAAAGGGCGGCAGAAGCGGTCAAGCGAGACTATCCGTATGAAGCACTTTACGGGCGGCTACCTCGCAATGGTTGGCGCGAATAGCCCTGCTGGGCTTGCGTCTCGCCCTATTCGTGTTTTGCTATGTGACGAAATAGACCGCTACGGCACAACGAAAGAAGGACACCCGCTCAAACTTGCGAAGCAACGCACAACCAACTTCCATAATCGCAAGATAGTTTTGGTATCAACGCCGACGATAAAGGGATTGCCCGACACTATCGAAGACTATTATCTGCAAAGCGACCAGCGGCAGTTTTATCTTACTTGCCCGCATTGCGGACATGAGCATATTTTGAAATGGGAACTCGTCAAGTGGGATAAGAACGATGCGGGCGAAGCGTTGCCGATGACGGCTCGGCTTGAATGCCCTGAATGCGGATGCGTGGAACGAGGGGCGTATAAGCCTGACCCGAAGATGTTGCAGGGCGGCCGATGGAAAGCGTCGAACCCCGAAAGCAGAATAAAGGGCTATCACTTAAATGCGCTATATTCGCCGTGGGTAAATCTTCACGACCTTGTTGAAGAATTTGTAAAGGCGAATAAACAGAAAGACCGCCAAGGGCTGATGGAGTTCGTCAACTTGAAATTGGGCGAGCCGTGGGATGAACGAGCAGGCGAAGAGGATTTGTCTGACTATCTGCAAAAGCGGCGGCAGTATTACGCAAGCGAACAGCATTTGCCGGACGGCGTTCTCATTCTTACGGCGGGGGTGGACGTACAGCGCAACCGTGTCGAATGTACTATCTACGGATGGGGCAAGGGGAAAGAGTGTTGGGGAATTGAGCATAAAGTTATGTACGGCTCACCTGATAGCGAAGAGACTTGGCAACAGTTGGATGGATTCTTGCAACAGACGCGAACGCTTGCCAACGGCGCACAGTTGCCCGTGGCTTGTGTTTGCGTGGACTCGGGCGATGGAACATATACCGCGAATGTCTACCGATATACGAAAGCGCGGGAGCATTTGCGCTACTTCTCTATCAAGGGGCGCGGTGGTGTAGGTGTACCGTTCCTGAATAATCCGACAAAGGGAAATACCGAGGGCGCATTGCTTATCACCTTGGGCGTGGATAGTGGCAAGTCTCTTGTAATGAGCCGCTTGCGAATAAAGGACGAGGGCGCGGGATTTGTTCATTACCCGATGCAATCGGAGCGCGGTTTTGGTGAGGAATTTTTCAAGCAACTTACCGCCGAAGTCTACGAGCAGGTTTTTGAGAAGGGGAAAATCAGATGCGGGTGGATAAAGATACGAGAGCGCAACGAAGCACTTGACTGTTTCGTTTATGCGACCGCCGCCGTTGAAATATTGAACCCGAACTTTGATTATCTTGCAGACTTCTACTCAAACCCCGCCGCCGTAAATGCGGCGCAAGCACCGCGCAGAAAACGCGGCACGATGTCGCGTGGGGTGACTTTATGAAAAAAATAAAAATAGGCTATTGACAGGCGCGTCAAATTTTGCTTAAATACGCGCCGAGCGGGAGGAGTGTAGTTTATGGGATATACGACAGCGACCGAAGCAAAAGAAATGTTGAACCTCTGGCTCGAAGCCGAGAGGGCGGTTGCTACTGGAAAAAGTTATCGCATAGGCTCTCGGCAGTTGCAACGGTGCGATATGTCTGAAATAAGAGACGCGCAGAAGTATTGGCGCAATCAGTTAGCACAAGCCGAAAGCGGACGCGGCGGCGGTATGCGCGTCATGCAGGGCGTTCCAAGGGATTGGTGAGAATATGAAGTTTACCGATAAAGTAGTTTCTATTTTCTCCCCGCAGGCGGCTATCAAGAGGGTAGTTGCTCGCCGTAAGTTGGATGTGTTGAACCGTTGGAGCGGTGGAAGCGGCACAGGATATGGAGCGCACGGCGGCAGTTATGCTCGCAAATCTCTTTCGGGATGGCTCACAAAGGGAACGGATGCTGACGAGGATATTGTCGATAATATCGAGACGCTCCGCGCCCGTTGCCGTGACTTGTATATGGGCGCAAATATCGCCACGGGCGCAATCAAGACCGTTCGTACAAATGTAATTGGATCGGGGCTTGCGCTCAATGCGCAGATTGACGCAAAATATCTCGGCTTGACGGAAGACCAAGCGCGTGAATGGGAAGAGGCGGTAGAGCGCGAATGGCGGCTTTGGAGCGAGAGCGTGGATTGTGACGCGGAAAGACGGCAGACCTTTTATCAGTTGCAGTCGCTCGTTCTTATGTCGGCTATTATGAGCGGCGATGTTTTTGTGACGCTCCCGATTATCAAAAGGGCTGGAAGTCCGTATGATTTGCGCGTGGGGCTAATAGAAGCCGACCGCGTTTGCGACCCGCAATTCCCGCCGAAGCCAGCAGATAAAAACATTCTCGGCGGTGTAGAAGTTGGGCAGTATGGCGAGACGATTGCGTATTGGGTGGCGAAGTATAACCCGAACGCCATACCGCGCACGGCGATTCGCTTCCAAAATGAATGGAAGCGCGTTTTGGCATTCGGCGCGAAATCAGGGCGGCGTAATGTGCTTCATGTCATGGCGGATGTGGAGCGTCCTGCGCAAAGGCGCGGCGTTCCTATGCTTGCGCCCGTGATAGAATCGCTGAAACAATTATCGCGCTATTCAGACGCGGAACTTATGGCGGCGGTCATTTCGGGAATGTTTACGGTATTTATTGAAAGCGATACACCGCAGACACCGCTCGGCGGTATGTTCGATCCCGCGAAGCAAGGCGCGAATAAAGAGCCGAATGACTATGAATTGGGCAATGGCGCAATCGTTGCGCTTGAACAGGGCGAGAAGATTTCCACGGCAAACCCTGGACGACCGAACACGGCGTTTGATGGATTCGTCACCGCTATGTGCAGACAGATTGGCACGGCTCTTGAAATCCCGTATGAGTTGCTGATGAAGTCGTTTACCGCTTCATATTCGGCAAGCCGTGCGGCGTTGCTTGAAGCGTGGAAGATGTTTAGAATGCGCCGCGAGTGGATTATCGGCTCATTCTGCCAGCCCGTGTATGAGGAATGGCTGACGGAGGCGGTATTGAAGGGGCGCGTCAATGCGCCGGGCTTCTTTGATGACCCCGCGATTCGTGCGGCGTGGTGCGGAGCAGAATGGTTTGGCGATTGTCAAGGACAACTTGACCCGCTCAAGGAAGCGAACGCCGCGAAGGTGCGTGTGGAGGAAGGCTTCTCTACCCGCGAACGCGAAGCGGCAGAACTTACGGGCATGAAGTTTGAGACGATTCACGCGGCGCGGACACGCGAGGAAAAGTTGCGCAAGGAAGCAGGGCTTACGGCTGAAAAAGCCGCCGCGCCCGTTGCGCCCGTAAAAGAGGGAGACGAAAACGATGAATGAGAAAATAAACAAGTTTTGGAATGTCAAGAATGACGCAAGCGAAAAGCGCAGTCACATAGACCTTTTCGGCTATGTTGGCTCGTCGAAGGCTTGGGGCGGATTCAATGAGCAGGAATTTCTCGCGGAGTTCCGCGCCATTCCCGCCGATAACGCGCTTGATATTTCTATCAATTCTTTCGGCGGCTCGGTATTCACCGCGCTCTCTATCTACACTCTTCTCAAGACGCACAAGGGCGAAATCATTATCCGCGTGGATGGCACGGCTATGAGCGCGGCAACGATTATCACGAGCGTACCAAATGCAAAGGTAATAATGCCGCAGGGCGCGATGATGATGATTCACAAGGTGAGTTCATTCGCGGATGGCAACGCCGACGATTTCAAAAAGGCGGCGGAGACTTTGGAGAAGATCGAGCAGAATGTCATAGACATTTATGCGGAAAAGACTGGCAAGACGGCGGAGGAAATCAAGCCGTATGTGGACGCGGAGACATATTTCACCGCCGCCGAAGCGGTGGAGTTTGGGCTTGCTGACGAAATGGATGAAAGCGCAACAGTCGAGAATGTCATGCGCGGCGAGGTGTTGGATTTTAACGGCTTGACGGTCGAAGCCAAATTGTTTGGCGGCGCACCCGATGGCTTTTTCAAACAGAAACAGGCGGAGCAAAAATCCGCTATCATAAATCAAGCAAAACAGGAGGTTAAACCGATGACGCTTGAAAAACTGAAAGCGGAGCATCCCGAAATCGTGGAGGCTATCCGCAATGAAGCAATGAATGAGGGTGCGGAAAAAGAACGCGCCCGCGTTAAGGCGATCGAGGAAATCGCGGTCGCAGGTCACGAAGAGTTGGTGGCAAAGGCGAAGTTTGACGAGCCAATGACTGCCGAGCAGTTGGCGGTAGCAATTCTCAAGGCGGATAAGGCGAAGAACGCCGCCGCTCTTGCCGCTCGTGCCGCAGATGGTGCGGAGGTTGCCGCAGTCGCTACCGCTGGCGAGGGCGTTAGCCCCGTTGGTGGCGAGGAAGCGAAAATCGCTGATGATGCGGAAATGAAAATGATTATTGAGGCTGGGCGCGTTGCGTTCAATCGCAAGTAAAAAAAATCTCAAATAGGAGGTAAAAATTATGGCAATGAAAGAAGTTATGGAAGCACCGAAGATGGACAATCTGTTTTCGGCTACGCAAATTTTCCCTGTCGTTCCTGATTCTATGGAAGTGGCTGGGGCGTTCAAGCGCGGTCAGTTGCTTACGGTGGCTGGAGCGAAGGTCACGGCGGCTGATGCAGTTTATGCCGTTCTCGCCGCTGATACCGAAGCCGCTGGAGTTGCGCCCGTCTATCTGACTGGCGAGTTCAATGCCGCCGCGCTTATCACGGATGGAACGCTTGCAGTTGCGGATTGCAAAGCCGCCGCTCGCAAGATTGGCATTTTCATCAAGGAAAATATCCCCGCCTAAATTCGCGGGCGAAGACAACAGGAGGTAAAAAATTATGGCAGTAAATCTTTTTGATACCCGCACAATGACGGGTATGATTACCGAGGGCGAGAAGCAGACAAAATCATTTTTCCGCGACCGCTACTTCAAGAACCGTCCGACTTTTGACACGGCGAAGATTGACTTCGATATTGTCGGGCTGAAAGACCGCAAACTCGCGCCGTTCGTTCACCCGAAGGTGGGCGGCGTTGCTATCGACCGTCAGGGCTACCGCACGGAATCTTATGAAGCACCCGCTATCTCGCTTCTCCGTGTGACCACCGCCGAGGATATGCTCAAGCGTTCGCCAGGCGAGACGATTTACAACGGCAAGACACCCCAGCAGAGGGCGGCTGAAATTCTCGGCAAAGACCTCTCTGACCTTGACGACCTTATCACGCGCCGTGAAGAGGTTATGTGCCGTGAGGCTCTTCTTGAAGGGCAGGTCACAGTCAAGGGCGATGGCTACGATGAAGTCATTTCTTATTGGGATCCATCCGACAAGCCTACCACCGCACTTGCTACGAAGTGGACGGCTGGCGATGCCGCCGCTATTATGGGCGACCTCCGCACGATTCGCCGCGCTATGGTGAAGAAGGCGGGATTCGTTCCTAACGAGATTATCTGCGGCTCGTCCGTCATTGATTGTCTCGTTTCCAAACTCTCCGCCGCTGGTGCGCTTGATAACCGCCGCGTTGACCTTGGGCAGATCAATCCGCAGACGCTCCCGAATGGGCTTACCTATTGGGGCTATCTCAAGGATTCCGCGCTCGACATTTATTCGTATGACGATTGGTTCGTCAATGACGATGGCGAGGAAGTTCCTATGATGCCCGAGGACAAAATCCTTATGGCTTCGCCGAACGCCCGTACGACGCTCGCGTATGGTATCGTTCCGCTCGTGGTTGACGAGAAGGGCGATAACGCCGTTGCGTTCGCCGAGGGTGCGCGTGTGCCTAACTCTTGGGTTCAGCGTGCCGCTCCTGCTGGTCGCGTAGTCCAGTTGAACAGCCGTCCGCTCCCGATTATCAATCAGGTGTACGGCTTCCATGTCATTACTGGCGCGGTCTGATAAATTTGCCGAAGGGCGGCGGGGGCTTTGTGTAAGTCTTTCGGCCCGCCGCCTTTTGGCGACTTCTTGAAAACGGAGGAGTATAAAATGAAGGTTCATATCTTACAGAATGCACTCGCTTGCGGACGGCGTTTTGTTGCAGGCGCGACTGTAGAAGTCGAGGATAAGACGGCTGATATTCTCATAGGTGCTAAACTCGCAAAGCGTGATGATAAGCCCGCCGCCGAGGAGAAGCCCGCCGATGCTCCGAAGAAGAAGGGCAAGAAGAAAGAGGGTGCGCAGAAGTGAGCGCATTCAAAGACCAGTTGCGAAAGGATGCCAAAGCGGTATTCATCAATCTGCGAGAGTTCGCGGATGAGCATTGCTTAAATGGCTATACCGTCGCTTGCGTAATCGACAAGGATTTGACGCAAGGGGCAAAGGATTCTTTCGTGGGGGTCTTTGTGAACGCCGTCACAATCTATGTAGCAACCGAAGATATGGAGGTTCGCCCTGTCGAGGGTGAGATGCTTGAACTTGACGGCGTTTTCCATACCGTCCGAAGCGTGAACGCGGAGGGCGATATACTTGCCATTGTTGCGGAGGTGAACGAGCAATGAGCGAATTTCGTTTGAGGGGCGTGGAAGAAGTGGAGCGCGAAATTGAACGCGCCGCTAAATACCTTGTCGGTATAAAGGGCGGAACGGAACGCGCTTTATTTCACGCTTTCAATCGAGCCGCATTTGCAGGGCGCACGGCAGGCAATCGTGCAGTTCGCAAGGTGTACACAATCCCAGCAAAAAATGTGAGGGATTCATTTAAGATGGAATTGGCGAATAGAAACAATCTTGAAGCGACGCTCACAAGCAGAGGCGGCAGGGTTGCGCTCCATACATTCCGCCATAATCCGCGAACGGACACAACGGGCGCACGGCGTAGGCAAGTGCGCGTTTCCGTTAAGCAGGGAAGCGCAAAACCGATAGGGCAGGGTTTTATCCACGAAGGAAAAATCTTTCAGCGTGTAGGCAAATCAAGTTATCCCATACAATTCCTGCACGGCATAGCCATTCCTGTAATGCTCAATAATCCCGATGTGGTGGACGCGGTGCAAGAGAAGATGATGGAAACGGCGGTGAAGCGTTTGGATCACGAAGTCACGCGAATGCTTGCAGGGTATGAGGGGGAGAAAAAATGGTAGTGAATCATTTTACAGATGCCCTTATAAAGAAAATTGCTGACGCGGTAAAGGATATGCGTTTGCCCGTGCAGAAGGGAGAAGCGCGTGCGCCAAAAGTGGTAGACGGATATTTGCCGCCGAAGCGGAGCGGCGCGGATGATGATTTTCCTTGCGTAATAGTTAGACCCGACAGCGGAGAGACGGCAGAGAGAGCGTCTACTATTTCGGCGGTTGTCATTATCGGTTGTTGGAGCGAAGAGTTTGACGGCTACAAGCATTGCGTAAATGTAATGGAGCGGATCAAGTCTGCGCTTGCGACAGTTAAATATGGGACGATTGCGGATAGGTTCGTATTGAGATACCCGATAAAATGGGAACTTGCGAAAGAACAGCCCTATCCGTTTTGGCAACTTGAAATGGAATTGACCTTCGGCTATCGTGCGCCGCAGGTAGAAGAAGAACCCGATTGGGAGTGAGAAAAGAAATGGCAAAGAAAAAGAAAATCGAAGAAGCCGAAACGATGGAAGCGGTAGTGGAAACGCCCGCAAAATCCGCCGAGGCAACGGTGTATATCGGTCGCTCCATTTTGGGGCTTTCGCAGTATACCGTTTTTGCGGGCGGTGTGATACCCGCTCATGTCAAATATCTTGCGGAACAGTATGAGGGGCTTTTGAACCTTATTGTTCCCGTTAGCAATTTACAGTCCGCTCGTGCGGATGTGCGGACGAAGGGGACTACCCTTTATTCGTTTTACAAGAACATGAAGAAAAAATCAAATTCCTAAAAAAGAGGAAGGAGTAAAATATGGCATACAATCACGGAGTGAAAGTATCAGAAGTGCCTACAAGCATATTGCCGCCCGTTCGTGTTTCGGCTGGCATTACATTCGTAGTCGGTACTGCGCCAAAGGCGAAGGAGGCTAATAAGCCCGTTCTTTGCTATTCGCGTGACGAAGCGGTGGCGGCGTTTGGCTATACCGAACCCGAAAATGGCAAGTACAAGTATTCGCTTTGCGAGGTAATGGATTCGCACTTCAAGTATAAGCAGGTCGCGCCCGTCATTATGGTGAGCGTGAATGCTGGCGGAGAGGGCGAAGATGACGCGGATATTACTGGAATCACCGCTACCGATATTATCGGCGGCGTTGACGAGAGCGGCAATAAGACGGGGCTTGAACTTATCAATGAGTGCTTCCCGCGTTTCCGTCTTATTCCTGGCATTATTATCGCGCCTGGCTTTTCGGGTGATAGCGCGGTTGCGGCAGTCATTGCGGCAAAGTGTGCGAATATCAATGAACACTTCTCTTGCATCGGTATCGTAGATGTTCCTACCGACACGGTGAAGTCTTATACCGCCGTTGCGGAGTGGAAACAGAACAACAATATCACCGATGAGCGCGTTGTTTGTTGCTTCCCGAAACTCTCGCTCGGCGGTGTGCAGTTCCATCAGTCCTCGCAGTTGGCGGCTCTCATTGCGGAGGTTGACGGCGAGAATGATGACACGCCTTATGTTTCGCCGTCGAATCATTCCTATGCGATGGATTCCGCGGTGCTTGAGGACGGCACGGAAGTTTGGCTATCGCCTGATACCGCCGCTTATCTCAACTCGCAGGGCATTGTCACCGCGCTCAACTTCATGGATGGGTGGAAGTGCTGGGGCAACCGCACATCTAAATACCCAGGCGGCACGGATGTTAAGGACACCTTCATCTCGATCCGCCGTATGTTCTCGTGGATTGGCAACACGCTCATTCAGACCTTTTGGCAGAA